TGATGCGCTATCCGTGTGCTTCCTATGTTTCCATAGGCACTGACTATCTCTTCGCTCCGATTTGTCAAATCATCAACGCGTCCTCCATTTCCATTTTCGTATCAATAGAAAATGTACTGCGGGTCTCACCCCACATAGTCGATACAGCTTATTTTATTTCTTTATATGTTTGACGAGTTATAATATTATAAATTGTACTCCAAGCACTGTCTGGAGAATATTTTTGCCAAACTTCTTTAGGACTCATTCCATTATCATAGTCATATCTCATAGGCTATCATAATCATTTGCTTTCTCATTAAAAGCAGATGATTTATGAGCATATTTTCTTTGTTCTAAGTTTATACTTTGACCAATATAAACTTTTCCATTAATATTATTTGTATATTTATAAATTCCTATCATTGCACTATCTCCTTTCAATAAAATATGAGGGGATACCTTATGATTTAAAGAATTTTGTCCTAGAAATAAAATCTTGCCACGGGATTGACTTCGCCTAAACATATTTTGACATATATGTGTAACGGTCAGCTTTCCCCGTTAGCCGCATATTTTATGCGACCCCGCTGATAAACGGAAAAAAGGATTCGGGCAATAGTTTTCACTTACCCTCTGTAATATAAATTTCACATTTGCTGCGGTCTTTACTAAAGCAATCTGCTAATTTACTATCGAATTTAAGAACTTTTTCTTTCTTTTTCTTTTGAGTTTCACGAACTGCTTCTCTAGCTTTTTTAGCAGCTTCTCTTGCTTTACGAGCAGCAAGTGCTTTATCCGCGACCATCTTTACTTCTTTTTCATTATTAGCAAACCAAACTTGAAGATTATCTGCTAATACTTGAGTAAATGGTTTCATATCAATTTTTGTAATTGTACTCTTAACTTGGGCATCATATGATACGTTTGGTGCAGTAATATTAAATACAATATACATTCCTTCTTGAATATCATCACCAGTTAAATTTTCATCTTTTTCTTTTAACCATTTCTTTTCTCTAAAGAATTTATTAAATTCTCTTGTTAAAAGAGTTTTAATCTGAGTAATATGAG